AGAGACTTTAGCATTGAACAGAAGCAAATGGATAACGCTGTTGCAAAAAGAAAAAGGTTAGAGCAGAATGTAATGGGGGTTATCCAAAGAAGTAACCGAGGTGAGGAAGATAAGCGTAGGCTTATGGAGGGTTACTTAGGCGCTTCTACTGAAGATCTTATTAAGTTTTTGAGGACTGGTGGGCCATCTGGTGCTGAAATAAAAAGCACAAGAAGTGGGGGCCAATACATAGACGTAGATAACAATATATATGAAGCAGATATACAAAGAACGGGCGGGGGAACAAACATAAGCTATGTTCCAATTACGCCCGGAGCGCCCGAAAGACCAGTTGGAAGACTAACACCTGTTGGTGGGCAGTTCAGAGAAACAGCAGCAGCAGCTACCGCAAGGGAAGCAGGTGAGGCTGGGGCAAGAGAAACAGCAAAAACCTTTGGAGAACTGAGGGTAAACGCAGCAGAAAACATTCCTGAATTACTTAATCAACAAGAGCTTTTAAACCAAGCAGTAGATTCTTTAGACAATATAGATACTACTGGTGTTCCTGCTACAATAGAAAATGAAATAAGAAGGTTAACAGGTACTCAAAGCCCTGATGCGGCTACTTATGAACTCGCCGTAGGTGAGGCTATGTACTCTAGGCTAAAGCCTCTGTTTGGTGGTGTTATTTCTGAAGGTGAGAGAATAGCAATTGAAAAGCTCTACAACGACCTAAAAAGAGGTAACCCAGCAAATAGGGCAATACTAAAACAGCTTCAAAAACAAGTTAACGATAGTATTATCAAATCTAACTTAATTAGAAACTCTGCGAACTTTGAAGAGTACAATACTAAGCTAGACAAGTTCTTCCCAGAAAACACCACTGAAGCGTCCGTTTCTCAGCCTAAAGTAACAGGTAAATTCAACCCAGAAACCGGAGAGATTGAGTACTATGGCTCAGGTAATTGATACGCCAAAAGGTCTGATTGAATTTCCGGATGAGATGTCCAAAGAAGAAATTTCAATTATACTTAGAAACAAATTCGGGTCGCCTAAAAAACAACAGCAAGAAGAGCCAGCCCAAAAGGAAATGCCGTCTAACCCTAGACAAAGAGGATCTACCATTGCTAATCCTGAGGGTGCAGGCGATAGAGCTTTGGAGTTTCTTAAGCAAAATATGGAGATACCTCTTGGCATGGGCGGAGCGGCAGGCGGAGTTGTTGCTGGGGCTCCGTTTGGCCCTATTGGGATGGCAGTCGGAGGGATACTAGGAGGCGCTTTAGGCTCTTTTGGTGGTTCAGTAACGTCAGACCTTTTAAACGATGAAGAAATCTCTTACGCTAATGCCATGAAAGAAGCTGGAATTAGTATTGGATTTGACGTAGCTACATTAGGTTTAGGTAAGGTACTAAAGCCAGCCTTTGCTCCGCTTATTAAGAAGTACATGAAGGAAGGCATTTCTGCTGAAGAGGCTGTGAAGAGGATAGCTGCTGAGGCAGGACAAGAGCCAGCTGAAGTTGGATCACGCGAGTCTTTAGCTGCATCACAGGCTATTTTATCTGAACAAGGAGCAACTTTATTACCAACGCAGATAAATGCAGGGGCTTTCCCAGAAGCAATGGAAAAAATTGCTCGTCTTGGTTTATTTTCTTCGCCTAAAATCAGTGATAACGTAGCAAACGTAAACAGAGTTGTTTCGGAAGAGTTGAACAAGTTATTTAATAAAAACTTTGTAGACATCCCAGCAGATCCTAGATCTTTAGGCGAGGCAGCATTTAGTATTATTGACGCTGGACGAAAGGCAACATCTGAAAACTACGTCAATACTCTTGGGGAAATCTCTGTTAGATTCGGTCGAGAATCAGTCCCTGTAAAACCTTTAGTAGACGAGATGGATAACTTTTTAAAGAACAATACCTCAGAAGGCATTGGTTCTACTTTGTCTAAGGAAACGCTTTCTTTTGTAAATGACTTAATGAGAAGGCTAACCGGAAACGACGGAATGTCCATCCCCCTATCTTCAGCTATAGAATTAGACAAACTAGTAACTAAAGGTGTGTCTTCTTTTAGTGATATTAAAAGTAATAAATACAATTCAGCTGTGGCACAAGAACTAACAGAGTTTTCTAATCTGCTGAAAGACAAGATTGGCGTACTGATGACTACAGTAGCTCCTGATACAGCCGCTGTATACAAGCAAATGAAGAAGGACTATTCTGAGGGGATGGCTGGTATTTTACCTAAAATAAACGAGAGGTTTATAAATCAAGCCAACAATAACTCTTATGACCAGCTAGGTAAACTTATGGCTGGTTCTGGAAATATTTCTCAAATAGTAGCTCTTAAAAAGTCCCTAGAAGAGTCCTTTAATAGGGTAGGTAAAGAGTCTCAGAATATACCGGGATATGTTTCAAAGGCTGATGCCGAAAAACTGATTAAAAAATCTTTCTTGGAAAACACCTTTCCCTCAATACCTAAGGGTGAGTTTGATGTAGCCAGTTACGCCTCTTTGGCTAAAAAGTTTTCTAAGCCAGCAGAACGAAAACGACTACAGGTAATACTAGGAGATGATTACGCAAGGGTGAAACAGCTAGTTAACTTAATGGCAGAGGCGAGTAACAAGCCAGAAGGTAACTTAGCTGGGTTTGTTGTACGGTCTAAAGAATACGAAACTATCTCTGGCGCTCTTCAGTTGGCTGGGTCTGGGCAGTTAGCAGCAATGGGGGGTTTTGCGGGGCTTGCGGGTGCTGGCGCTCTTTTGTTAGTCCCTAGAATGATGGCTAACTACGTAACTAATCCTAAAACAATAAACAAGTTAATAGCGTTTGAAAACACTAAGTTTAAAACCCAAGAAGCCTTAGAAGCAGCAGGTAAACTTCTAATTGACGATATTTGGAGAAGCCTTAGTGAAAAAGAACAGCTAAATGTAATAGAAAACGTAAGCGATCTGTCTCAACAGCAAGGGCAATAAAAGAAGGGGCCTTGCGGCCCCCTTTTGTAACTCTAGATTTCGCAAGCTCCTCCTACGCAAGCCAAGGTCTGAGCACCTTCGGTCATATCTGACTCCTCTTGTATATCCCAATCAATCTCGGTTGGGATTTCTTTTGCCAGCTTGTTGTACGTAGCCTTGTCGATAGGTTCGTATGGCGCTTGTTGGTACGTGTGCTCCGCGAACGGCAAGAAGCTAACACCAGATACCTTATCGAACTTGTTGTACAACCACTGCCCTACCTCAAGGAACTCAGAGTCTTTGTAGTACACGGTGATGGACGGTTTGTGTTCACACCAGTAGTCCTGATAGATTTCCCACAGTTCTAGCTGCTCTATAGCACCCATGTCTTGAGTCACCACAGCGCCTTCAGGAGCCTGTTTAACGAAAGAGAATACCTTTGTATTGGGTGACATAACATCGTCCTCTACAGGGACTCCTGCGGCCTCTAAGACGGTACACAGAGGATCATCAGCAGAAGCTCTCACTCGTCGTATGTACTGCTCTGAGAATCTCGGGTGTATGCCTGAAGCAGAATCAACAAGCTGACTGACAGTACCGCTGGGCTTAACAGCAGTAATAGCAGTAGAAGTATTAACCCCAAGTTTATTAGCCCACTCAGCGTTAGTCTTGATAGCTTCCTCACGCATCTCAGTGAGCCACTTCTTAAGTTGTTTACGTTCACCGTTGTCTCCTACAGCCTCGCGCCCAGACAGCACAGGGTGATCCATGATGCCCGTCAGCGACACACCTAGTAACGCCTCTTCTTCAGTGTTATCTTTCCAGACCTTACGCAAGTACCGGAAGTCAGTCAGCGTCGCCTGAAGAGTTCCAAGGATAGCCGCAACACGTACTTTTCGTTTAAGATCTTTAAGACTATCGGTTGGCCTGACAACAACTTCCGATAGGTTGCAGAACTGATAAGGGCGTAAGATAATTTCTGAGCAGGGATTCGTCCCAAAGTCCCAGTCAGCATCTCTTCGACCGTTTTTTGCAGCCTGCTTTTGGCTGGCGACTCGACTGAACATTCCCCGTTCACCGGAGTAGGACTCGTATAAACTTTTCCACTCATTTAAAAACGCCGCAAAGTCTGGTTTCTCTGTGTAACAAGCACTGTTGTTTGCTAGCCCTCGTTGTGGATTATCGACCCACCACTGTCCTGTTTTGGCTCGTCTGATCCTATCATCGGTAAGGTTAGACAGACTGATGAGTGCGCTTCTACGGACTCCTCCAACGACAATAACCTGCGCAATCTTACAGCAGAGATCGTGACATTCGATGGAACTAAGTTTTCGTCCAGCAGCGTTGCGAAAGACTTCACAGGTGAATCGGAACAAATCTTCAAGAGGTTCTGGGCCAGAAGCCCGGCCTCCGAAAGTTTTGAGCGGGGAACCAGAAGGTCGAACTCTGCTTGTATCCCACTTAGGCACTTGACCCGTATAGAGCATGGCAATAAGTTCCCTGTATGCTTTTGCCCATCCAACTTTGCTGTCCGCAACGTGTACAACACTTTCTGTATCATGGAACTTCTCTGCGACCTCCGGTAGTTTTGTTATGTACTGCCGCTCAACACTAAAGCCTACGCCTGTGCCACACATAAGCACGTACATCATCTCATCGAACGCTTTAGGGTGGTCAATAGGCAGGTAGCTACAGTTAAATCCAGCTACGTTGTCACGGTCTAGGGCTTCACCTGCGGTCATCAGTGCTCGCATCGAAGGCATAACCTCAAGCCCTTCAATGGATTTGCGCAGGGTTTCTGCCTCGTCTTCCGTGAGCAACTCCTTTCCCATCCAGTAAGAGACGTAACGATTGACAGTCTCAGGCCACGTCTCACGGCGGTTCTCTTCTGGGATGTACCGTGCGTAACGTGACTTGTGAATGTAGCTCTCGTACACGCCTAGCTTGTTTGTTTCGTATGTGTTCACCTAACCTCCTAGTGTTTCTTTCATAATAGAATCTTTAGCCATAGACAGCAACATGAACATACCATCTGGGTAATGCTCGTTGCCTAAGACGGACATATCTACGTCATCTACGTATATAACCGCTGCTATACGTACTGTCTGTTCATCCGCTTCTAGCTTGGTAACGTGCTCAAGAATGGCGCTTACAACTTCAGATGCCTTTGGTGGGCCGTAACCTTCTTTGGTCTTGCCAAACGAACCTTCGATTACTTTCATATATGTTGATCTACCCTCCAATGTTCAATAAATGTCGCAATAAAGTGTCATTTGCTCCATATATAACACATTGTCGCAATAAAGTGTCATTTGCTCCATATATAACACATTAAAGTGACTCTCCAATCAACCGCTCAAGATACCAACGTGCCTTTCTCAAGTCCTCCACTGGCTTACCCTTGTACTCGTAACGCCAAAGGTACTTCATTATGTTACCCTTGAGGTAGCCCTTGAAGTCTTGAGGGTGCATAGACGCTTTGATTGCTTCTATGGCTTCAATGGCTCCTAAGTTGTAGTGGTCGGGTTTAGTTACAGGATCTCCTTTGGTGGTCTTATCGCTGGGGTGAAACAGCTTGCCGTATACTGGGGTACAGCCCTTACGATTCTTGTCCCACTCCTCTGGTGTAGCGTTGTCAATACTCATCTATCTGATCCTCCAAAAGTTCCTCCCAAAAGCTCTCTAGGTTCATTATCAGTTTGT